CTAGTAATTTATTTAGATACCGCTTTCCTAGCTAACGGTAGGCCGGCAACCTCGCGGCTGCCCGAGGGGGGAGGCACAACTACCCCGCCTGAACCCGGCAAATCGCCGGTAGCCACCCGCGGTGGCTGGACACTCACTTTCGAATCATGGCTCGCAAGGCGACGGAAGTAGTCAAGATCCTTAGAACCCTGAACTACAACTCGCTTGGCCTGACCCGGAACGAACAAAAGAGGTTCCGGCGATGGGACAAGCTTTACATCACCCGCAAGCACTGCCTGATCCGGAGTAGTGTCAACATAGCTCCAGTCATTAATTCTGGTTATCAGGAGTTCGCCACTAGTGCCATTCTCCCAAGACAACCCTGAGAACACAACGCTCGGAGAGACCCCGGGCGTAGTTGGTGCAATACCCTTAATCATGACAACATACTTTCCAGTAGTGTCATCGAATTCGTACACCTGCACCAACGCACAATTGATGTAACTGGGATTGAGTGAACCGGTCAGCACGCCAAAAGAGGCTGAAAAGGTGATTTCGAAATGCTGCCCTAAGTCCAAAGACGGCAACACGATTGCTGAAATACCACCACCTTCAATAAACTCAACCGGAAAGAACCCTTCAGGGGGGCCCCTGCTAGTAACATGCGCAAAAGTTCCTCCGGACATGCCGGCCAAGGTAAAAATCTGCGTTGGAATCGAACCACCACCTGACTGCAAGACAGGTTTACTAAAATGTATGTCATAGGAGACCCATAACTCGCCAATGGTGCAGGCTTCCTGCATTCCTTCAGTGGCGATGTAAAAGTTTCCCCAATCGTACAATCGAATATCTGTCCCTTCAAGCGGTGGTCCCGTCCTAACATAACTAACATTCTGGCCACTCGAACGCGAACATTCAATGGCGTGCATGGAAGACACACACGGCACTGCTGAATTCGCGAATAGTGTCACCTTCATCGCACGCGAATCGGCGAAAGGTGGATTGGCTGGATCATAATCTGTAGCCATAATAACACTTCCTAAAGCGGTATTGGTTGAGCCTATAGCCGTAGCCGACGTGGTCTTGAATTCGAAGATCAGACCACCGAAACGGTACTCCTCATAAAGGCCCGCCATTCCCGACACCCATGGAAAGGTGGCAGATTGCCCTGGATTGAGAGCATACTTGGATATTGAGAAGCTAGTCGACGCCTCAACAAACCCTAGAAACTCTCTTTGTCGGATTGTTACTGCTGATGCGCCAAACGAAGGGACAGTGGCTCCCACGAGGCTATTCGAAACCACGTAGTCACCCTTTCCCCTGATCTGGCTATACAAAGCACCCGCAACCCGGCCCAAAGCTGCGCCAATTGGGCGACCAATGCCCGGCGCCACCCACTGCCCCACTTTCCCTCCCATTTGGCCGAAATAATCGGCGACGCTAGATTTCCCTTTCGGGCGCGAGGGCCGCGTAGCCCTCGCCTTTTGTTTCGGTCGTTTTCGTAGGACCCGCCCCTTGGGACTTGATCCTTTCTTTGCTTTCTTTTGCTTTCTCGGCATTCAATAAGTCAGTACAGAAGTCGTCAATGTAGTAACTTATTAGAGGCAACGCCAAGTTCGGGTACGATCCCAAATCAAAGTCGTAAACATAATTGGTATAGCAATGTCGTTGTTCGACTGTTGAATGGTCAATGAGTAAATGATGATGAAGGGAACTAAGATCAGTGAGACCACTGAAGTATCGCTCCAACTCGAGCTGCTCAGGAATTGAGAAGCCATGGGTGTCAGCCATGACTTCTCTTGTTGCGGACCGAATTGATAATGGCTGGATGGAAGAGCCGCTCAATCGCGCCACTTCCCACCAATTGCCATCAACCCGCTCCTTAACATTCCCGCATAACTCGATAACACGAACGGCCAGGGTTTGCAAGATTGGCACCCCCCTGGCTTCTGCCAACAGGGACATGGCTTTGCCTTTCAGCAACGCCCGTCTCCCTTGTTCACTAGCTTTTAAATAGCGTAGCGGCCCCCAACCCAGATTCATTATCTTTTTCATTGGTTCAGGAACGACAATCAATTCATGTTCATCAAACACCATCGAGCAAAAGCTCGCCTTACTCAATTCTTCGTGTAACTCGATTTTAATGTTAAAACCCATGGCCCGGTAAAATTGCTGAAGCGTGCTTGCGCAATCAGCATCGGTGATCCGGAGTATGCGGAGGCGTCGAAAGACAATTCTTCTATCACTCTCCCACGGACAAACACAAGGCACTCGAACTCGTAGGTGGCTGGTATGGTGTCCTCCATCTGTCGATAAGTACACACCACATGTTTCGTCTGGTCGACTTTGACCAACGCTTCTCCCCACTTGTTCAACGTATTCCATGACACCACTGTATAATTCAAAACCATATCCTGCACGGACTTGGCAAACAACACAACTGGTGTAACATTGTACGAAACTACTGGCAATTGCGCAGACATAATCACATCGCGATACGCGCACACCGCAATGAATTGCTGTAGACCAAAGTCTACCACACGGTTCATCGCAGGTGCAGAAACTGCCATCATCTCGGAAATGGAACGCTGAATACCCATCAAAACAGAAGTAACATTGAAAGAGCTGGTTGGTGAAACTGTCACCAGCATCGCATGCTCTCTCTCGTACTGGATCTGCGACCCAGAATGTCTGTCGTAAGGGCTCAAGCAGGCCGTCCAATTGTTGTAATTGACGGTCTCGTTCTCGGCACACTTGTTGTGCACCCAACGCTCCTGTTCTGGAGCAATGAGAAGACGAAATCGAAACAAATCGCTGATCAGCTTGGTGACCAGGTTTATCCACCTTTTCACGTCGAATATTTCCGCAACCGCACGGAACTCTGCCCATAACTCTGTCGAATTGGGCTGGATATATTCGACCCAAACAATCATCTCCTTCCACGACGCACGGAGCGTCTCGTTCAAGGCGGAAGAATTCATGGAGAAATTTGTAAACCATGAGATTGGTGAAACCGTTGCCAACAGATGTTGACATCTCTCCCGACATACGTTTTGCGGGAATGGAGGCACGTACATACTTAAATTCGCAGTTGTTACGTCCTGATACAACTGGAAAGTATAATTCGACAGCCGTTCTTGCATCTCGGTTGCTGCCAGCGAAATGGCGGTAGAGTTGAAACTCGCAATCCCAGAGAAGTTTGGCATCGAAATGTGACTCAAATGCGGTATAATCGGTAGCGATGTATTGAGCACCTGCAGAAGTGACCCTGTCGCGTACGTACTCGGGACGTTCGTCGACTGGAACATGCTTGATGAAATCGGGATGCTCATATAATCGCTCTTCAAGAGCGTGGAAGAAGGGACCAACTCTAAGTTTAAACTCATCGACTCTGGCATAGATTGAACGGATGTGCTTGTAACCATTATACGACTCGTCCTTAACGAAGCACTTGACGGTAGTGTTGCGTAAAGAATTGGCAGGGCCAAGAGTGTCCAGCACATCAGACAAAGCACGAAGTTGAGCTTTACGAGATTCCGTGTACGGACTATTGGCAATCCACTCGTCCCGATCCAGGACAACATCAGCTCCCAAAGGAGCGACATTGTCATGTATCCAGCGAACAACAAAGCGGCGGAACATTCTCCTAAGTTTAGCATTTGCTTTAGGAGGACGTGAAGCAACACGCTTGTGTATAGAGGAAACAATATTCGGACTGTAATCGGGACAGCCCTTAGGACGTACGGCGCCATCGACGTGAACCCCCAGAGAAGTAGCAACCACCCTGCGTTTAACTGGGTCTCTACTTCTTTTGCAACTAATTCGAACTCGCTCATCTGTGGAGCAAATTTCCGGGAGCGCAATCTCTCCAAGGCGGTATCCGTACTGGACCGCCCAATGCTTCCCTGGGGGAGGGGAAAATCCGTTATGGCCGTCATACGCAAGTAACGCATATAAGACTGTGCCATAGACGCGGTATCTGCTCTAAGGGCGGTTTCATTCTCGCCAATATTGATGCTAGCAGAATTCCGTAACGCTGATTCAACTCGAACCCACTGCGTCTCATCAGATAGAGACGCAACATATGTTCCGACCAATTGCCAGAACAATGTGCAGGAGACCTTAATTTGACGCTCGTTTGGTCCTTCCTGGGCTACATCCAGCCCAACCCTGCGTCGAACAATCACTCTCCGATGCATCACAGTTGCGCGATCAGCGCGGTAATATGGATGCGTCGATATCTTGCGTGCAAATTCTCCACGTGCATCAACCCCATCATCTTCTTCGTCGGTTTCCTCCACAAACATCCATTGTTCTTCAAACAAGTCAGCGAACGCACTGCGTTCCCTAGCCCATTTGATATACTTGGAGCTCAGAGATATACCCACATAGAATAAAATGAGGAATGGTAGACTCAGAACGGTCCACCAAGCCTGGAAAAAACGGTAGATGTATACAGGCCAGTTAATCAAAACCTCGGCTGGTACCACCCACAACCCACACAAAAGAGCAAAAATGGCGACAAACCAATAAATTGGCGATGCCACCTTTTGTTCGGACCAACTCAGAATAAAAGTTGGTACTGGTCCGATCCTAGCGCGCTCACGTGGCTTTTCAGCCTGCACGCTATCAGACTCCGATTGAGTCTCCAATTGCGCATCACGTAACACATCACGTTGCGCTGCCAGCTGACTCGCTTCATCTTTTTGACTATTCGAAATCAGCAGGCTTTGGCGGGCCCCTCTGGTGCCCATCTTTCGCCCATGATGGGCATCCTTGCGCACCACTGGTTTCTGGCCTGGTGCTACGGGAGCTGTGCTCACCGTGGGTCGATCAGTCGATGACGACGGACCCGATGTCACAGTGCCTCCTGAAGAGACACTGGAAGAACAAGAAACAACATCACTTGAGGTGACGCTGGAAGACGACGAAGTTCCCACCGAATAGGGGAACTGATGCGACACATCACGCTCATGAATGAGCGGTGGGTCGCCCGGAGGCGGAGCGAAACCTAGCATTGGTTTCACTCCTACAGCAGGGGCGGCGACGATCAAAGCGGTAGTCGCCGCACTTTCTTTAACCACTTTCTTCTGTTGCGCAACACGTTTTACAGTAGTTGCGGCCATGGTAAGTAAGTGGTTGGAGGTGGAGATAGATACTCGGTGTTATCCCCATAGCACCGAGGGGGAAGAAGTGAATCCCCATCACACACAAGTTATACACTAGTGCAGTGTCCGCCGGGCCGCAACAAATTGCGCCCCGCCGAATTACCGCCCACAATCAAGTAGCAGTTAGTTGTTCCATGCACAACCCTATGTTTCAGAAAACGAAAGCATTGGCAGCCAACCGGCCACCACACTGACAGGTATTGTCGGTTTCCCGGCAAACTATACCCTAACAGTGGAACACACGGTCAAAATCCAACAGAAAACCACGTACAAGGTTAGGGCGCCGACTGTTCGAAACGGCACCACAAATCTCTCCCCTGAGTACAGAGCACTGGTATTCGTCCCAGCACACTTCCGTGGATATCCGGCTCGCGCTGAGCGCCTGCCAACCGTCGACTGAGAGACTGCGGAAAGTCTTGAGGTCTCGGGTAAGCATGCGTTCCGAAAGACAGAGAAATTACTCCCTGCTGG